CGACTGTGGATTGGAGAGATTATTGACAGTGGAGATGCTGTTTATACCGAATGGTTGAAGAAAATTCAAAGTCTAAAATATTTGTTTAAGACTGAAGCAGAGGTCTTTATCAATAAAGAAAACTTTGATAAAATGTTCTCAGTCTCTGGTGGATCTCACTCAGATGTTCTTAAAAAACATCTAAAGGGTGCTATTTCTCTGGAGACTCTTGTTCTTCTTGATATGATTCTTGGATTCTCAAAACGCCATGACAAACAGTTGTTTGATCCAGTGTGGGAAACCGTAAGTTTTAAAATGAAGAAGTACAAACCATTCCTAAATATCGATATCAAGGATTACAAAGAAACTTTAAGGGAGATTGTTTGTGAGTGATTTTTTCCATTCACCTATAGTACGAGAAGCTCTACAAGAGATTCAAGATTTGCAGGAAAAGCTGATGACCGATGTAATGTCGGGTATGATGATTGGTCATGGACCTGATAAACAACAGGAACAGATCGATGTCATGCGATCACTGATTGAAAAACAGAAGAACTTTATCTTCAGACTTAATCTCACAGACGACCCTAAAGCTCTTGAAATGAAAGAACAGATAATGCAATCTGCTCAAATGCTTGGTATGAAAGAAGGTGAGAACATCAATGATTTCTTTGATAAACTTGGTCAAACCTTAGATCGACTAGAACAAACTATTGACAGGGAACCCTGAACGGTCTATAATCAATACGTCCAATACAAAACACACAACAAATACGGAGAATACAAATGTCTTTTGCCGATCTTAAAAAACAGTCCCGCGCTGGCTCTCTCACCGAGAAACTGATGAAGAAGGTGGAGAAGTTGAATGAAAAAGGCGGTGGGTCTAGTGATGATCGCCTCTGGAAACCTGCTGTGGACAAAGCAGGTAACGGTTATGCCGTTATTCGTTTCCTTCCTGCACACGCTAACTGTGAACTGCCCTGGACTCAAGTCTGGAGTCACGCCTTCCAAGGTCCTGGTGGTTGGTACATCGAGAACTCTCTGACCACTATTGGTAAGGATGATCCCGTTGGCGAACTGAACCGCAGTCTGTGGAACAGTGGAAACGATTCCGATAAGGAAATTGCACGTAAACAGAAGCGTAAACTGTCTTACTACGCAAACATTTATGTTGTGAAGGACTCTGCCAACCCCGAGAACGAAGGTCGTGTCGCTCTCTACAAGTTTGGTAAGAAGATCTTTGATAAGATCACTGCAGCAATGCAACCTGAATTTGATGACGAAGAACCCATCAATCCTTTCGATTTCTGGAAGGGTGCCCACTTCAAACTCAAGATCAAGAACGTTGCAGGTTACTGGAACTATGATAGTTCCGAGTTCGCACGTCCCTCTGCTCTGTCGGAGGACGATGATGAGATGGAAGAGATCTACAACAAGATCTATGATCTGAGTGAGTTTACCGCTGCAGATCAATTCAAGTCTTACGATGACCTGAAGAAGCGACTGGACGCAGTTCTGGGAGCCAAACAGCAACTCCGTAAGCCTGAACCCGAACTGGATGAGGAAGAGTCTGGTCGTGAGTCCGTTGATGACGAACTGACCCGTCTCGCATCCGCAGCATCTTCTAGGTCACCTGTGGTGGAAGAAACTACCACCGATGAAGATGAAGATGATGCACTTTCATATTTCCAAAAACTTGCTGAGGAGTGAATATGATTTTGAGAAAGTTGGGGGTTGCTTTTGCGGCCTCCAGCCTTTTTTTATCTTCCCCTGTTCTCGCAGAGGGTAAGATCACTAAGGGCTACTACACTATGGACGCTATGGGATGCATGTTAGTCCGAGAGTGTACCAAAGATGTTTACCAAGTCAAAAGTGTCGCTACTATTGCTGACGCTCATCCCAATAGTGATTATAGTGTTATTGCTGACGAGTTCGGTAGAATGCTCGTTGCCCTTGATAAGGTCGGAGTTAAGGTGTTTCTAGCGGATGAAAAATATTTTCCCGTTGGTCACCGTGGTGTTTATCATACGGTAACTAATAATTTCTATCTTAACAAGACGTATATGCGTCGTCCTAGTGTACTGATGTCAGTAATGCGTCATGAAGGGTGGCACGCCGCACAAGACTGTATGGCGGGTTCTATCAAGAATTCTATGATTGCCATCATCCATCCAGAGGAAGACGTTCCTATGATCTGGAAAGAACTGGTAGAACGCACATATCCACCTTCAGCACGCCCTTGGGAAGCGGAAGCAACTTGGGCAGGTAAGACTGCTAATATGACACAAGATGCACTTGAGTCTTGTGCTCGTGGGACTATGTGGACAGACTATGAACCAACCCCACTCACCCGTAAATGGTTGGAAGCGGAAGGTTTTCTCGATTAACCTAGTCTAGGGTTATAAGATTGCTTGAGATAAGTACTAATAAATTGAGAGGAATCTTTATATTGCATGATTCTCTTTACATCATCAATAACAGTTCCTAAGAACGATTGATCTAGTATTCTAATTCTTCTTTTAGCATCATTTAATTCTACTTCGTACTCGTAATTACTTATTGGTACTACCTTTGAATTGCGAATCACATTTCCATTACTATCTTTAGCATTACCTTGTTGATCATAAGTTAAATCACCGTGGGAGGGAGTTACACCATAAGTAACTTCCTCCTGTTTTCTATCATTATATTCAATAACATTGAAACTAAAATCAGAATCTAC